GAGGACATTTCTGCCCCCTACTAATTCAACGTCGGTTACGAAGTCACCGGGGGACGATACCGGAGAACTAAGGTTGCAGCACCCGCCGTGAAGGCAGCAGTGTTGTAACCGTAGGAAATAGCCAACGGCAAGGTCGCCGTAGTACTATTAACCGGGGACGTACCCATTAGCGCGCCGTCAGGAACGACATCGTAATCGAGAGCTAAGGTAGCAACGGCAATGGCGGCATCAATGCCGTCATCATCGTTAGTACTATAGGTACCATCACCATCATCGTTCATGATGCCGATATCTAAGGTCGCAGAGCCGCCAGAAGTAAAAGCGGTATCTACGAACAGCTGAGACGTAACAGCATCAAGATACGAATTCGAAGGAATGGTAACCTTCTTGTCGATAGGTGTTTCTGACGCCGAAGCGGGAACAGAAGTACCTAGGATTTTAACGCGACACTCTTGCATTGCGCCAAAGGTCTTCAACCGGCCACCCAAACGCAGGGTAGCTTTAGAAGTACCAAAGCGGACATCAAGACCGTCATCATTGGACCAAACAGTCATATCATGTTCCTCCCTTAACTAACTTGATCGGTGTCAGAGAGAACACACACGAGGTTCTCCGGACGGAACAGCTTTACACCATAGCGCGCCGTGATAACAAATTCATCACGCTGGTGATCTTTGTTGCGCTCGGATTCAACCTGTGGCATCTGACGCCACGCGCCGATAAACGGCAAGACATCAGCTTCAGCCGAGAAGAACATATTGGCTTTACCAGCCGCAGTTGTCACGCCGCTAATAGTCTCATTAGCGTCGGCAAGATTATTCGATACATAGACATCGAAACCATACACATTCTTAACGAACCGCATACCCGTTGCGATACCCTCAGCAATCACACCTTCCCAATGAGGATTGTTCGAGATATTGGATAGATTAGTGATAGTATTCAGAGCATACTCAACTGACGGATCAACAATAGCGATGAGGCTAGTGTCGGGAACATTCGCCTTCTTGAGCGCATAACGGGCACGAGCAAAATCCTCGACTTCCATTACTTCATTGGAGCCACCAGCAACATAACGATGGTTAGCACCATTGATCGCGTTCAAATCAGAAGCAGTCTGTTCACTCTCCAAACCAAGCACGTCAGATTCAACTTGTTCCATGATCGCCCGTTCCTGCTTCGGAACAAACGAAGAAACTAGCTGATTCATATAGAATGAATCCTGCTTGGCTTTATCGGTGATGTAGATACCAGACGCCTTGTACTTGTTAATCGTCAGCTGGAATTCACCAGTATCCAGCGGAGCATACGTGATGGCGTCATCTTCGATATAGTCTTCGACTTGTGCCTGACCAACCGAAGGAATAGTAAACGTGGTCCCATCAGGGAATTCGGAGAGCCAGTTGACATACCCAGCAGCCATAAGCTGATCTTCGAGGACCATTTTCAGCTGGGACGACCAAACCTCCGTCCTGATCAGGAGTTCACTATTACCAGTGTTCATTGCCATTTTACAATGATCTCCTTATTAAAGATTAGTGAACCAACAGCGATTCACCTTAAGCGTAAAACGCTTCTTCCCCCTTCTCGGTACGATCCTTCATCAACTGTTGTTGAGTTTCAGGAGCCCAAAATCCTCTTGGGTTAGCTTTACGTTGCTCTTCGTACCACTTAAACGTGCCCGGAGTAGTGCCGGGAGAAACGGGATTAGCGTTAAGAGCCTCTGTATTGGTACTGCCTTGCGATACTCCTCCTTGTCCCTTCGGGGTCTGACCTTCCAGACCTACCGTAGTTAGGAAAAGCTTCGGGCTAGCAGCTGCGATGCTCTGAAGAAAGGCAATACCTACACCTAGCTCCGTTGCTTTGCCAGCCAACCATTCGGCTCTTTTATCACCGAACCTATCTTCCATAGCCTTGTCAGCCTGAGAGATATTGTTCTGTTCAGCTTCAGCAGTCCTCGTGGTCTCGATTGTCTGCTTTACCAACTCTGCGATATCCTGTTCAGACATCTGCGGTGAAGGAGTGGTTACGCCCTCTTGTTGCTGAGTTGATTGTCTCTCTTGTAACAGCTTGTCAACTGTGTCTTCTGTAGTAATGCGACGATCTAATTCCTCGCGTAAGCCTTTGTTCTCGGATTGAAGTTGTTCTACGAATTGGTCGCTTTCATATTTGCCTTTAGCTAAAGCTTCATCGTCTGAGAACTTCTTTCCGTCGCCTACCAACAGATCCCTAAAGCTGGGATTAGTAGGCTCTTGAGCGGGGGTCTCTTCGCTCGGCTCTTGGGGTGTCGTTGTTATAGTTCCGTCAGCGTTGAATGCGGTCTGATCTGCCATTAGGAGGTCCTTCCTAAATTGTTAGCTTATACTAGTAGTATAACATACTATAGGTCTGAAGTCAAGAGAATAATTCCTTAACCTTCTTTAGAGCACGGTTATACCCGTTTTTATCTGCTTGTTTATGAGACCAGCTAGGACAATCGTAGTCCGTTGGGGTGGTATCAGGGGGTTCCATAAAGCTCTCGATAATCTGGACAGCCCTCTCGAATACTCCTCTCGAGTTTCTTATGAAGGCTTCAAACTCTGCTTGAGCTTGCTTCTCCTCCTTGGTATTAGAAGGGAGGTGCGCCGTCCATACTCCCGGCAGCTGCTTGTTCTTGGGCTTCGGCATCTGAGATTCCTGTAGCTAGTTCGTTAGTGAGAGCCTCAGTTTCTTGCAGGTCCCGCTGAGCGAAGTTAGCAGTTTGCTGAGTTTCGTGTTGTTCTTCGAGTCTAACATTGTCCTTGACAAGGCCGAATCGTTCTAGATCCAGTGCCTCTTCAATTAAGCGAGCCATCTTTTTACCACTAATATGAACCGATACGGCGGGGTCTGCCCCTAACGGAGAGCTGGCTAAGCCCAGCAGATTCTGCATCATTGTAGCTTTCTGTGCAAAGTGTCGTGCTCCTTGTGGGTAGATGCGTCCTACACCACTCAGGTCTTGAGGAGTAATTTCGTTGAAAAGAGCAGTGCCAGTCTTATCGTCGATTGTACGTACAATGTCTTTCTCGTTGATATTGCGACGGCTGATCTCTAGCATATCATTGAGAAGCTCTTCCAAGAATAGGTCTTCAAAGAAGGAGATCTTATTCTGGAAGATTCTACCGCTAGCATTATCGAGGAGCTGAACTTCACCTAGGGTCTTTTCCCCCGGAGTGCGGATACCCATCGCGGTTTTAGGCGCTCCAGCCATATCCTCCATCGTATTCTTGAGTTGTTCGATCTGTGTATCAGCATTCAAGGCAGTTACATCAGGACGAAGATGCTCGATATCGCCATCGTCACCAAGGTAGACTCGCTCCCCCGGTTGGTATGTCCAGTCTTCTACAAATCCTTTGACCTTTGTAATCGGGTGTGCAATCTGATCGAAGACATCCGCTTTGAGATTTTCGAGGTGATCGATTCTATATTGGAGACCAACGAGATTATCTAGCGGCCCCATAGCATAAAGGTTGTCAGGACGTAGACGCCAGCCAACATGACGTATAGAGCCAGCAGGACGCCAACTCGGATTCTGCTGGAGCCTAACGATATGAAGCCTGTCCACGACAGTAATGATATGATCTTTGAGGAACTCTTTCGTGTGCTCATTGTAGAGATCACCCCTGAATTCTAAGAGTTCAACGAAGCCTGACTCGTAGTAGTGGTGCACGGAGCCAAAGCCATCAATGATGTAAGCATCCGATTTATTCATATCTGCTGGCGAAATAGATTGCAGCTTCTCCCGATTCTGAACTACGAGATCAAAGATTTCTTTCTTCCAGCCGTCTTCCGGGTGGTCATCAATATCTGCTTCGAGTTCTCCAAGTGTCTTAACTGCCCGGATAATTTTAGGAGTATCGCCAAAGGAATCAGCTGTAGGGTTGAAGACGATATCGTATGGGCTAATCCGTACTGCTTTAGGGCCGACATAGCCCGGAATCTCTTCTTCGTTATCGTCCGTGCGTGTTTCATTGACGTATTCCACGGTACCAAAGACATTCCCAAAATCAATATAGTCATAAACCATCTTGGAGATAGTAGCACGGAAGTGAGAGACGCGAGTCTTATTCTTCATGTAGGACTCGATCATCTGCCGCTTCTGGCCCTCTGCGCTCTCACGATCTTCAGCTTGCCAGTTTAACCAATCATCGTGAGGAAAAAGAGCAGCCATATAATTAGCATGTAAATTATCACGAATTTGGCAAAGCTTGGGCGTAGTCGTCGAGTTCTTCCAAGGGAGATTGGCATTGGTCGTTTTTCGGGTGTCTGTCTGAAAGACATAGTTCCTCAACTCCCTCTTCTCGTTCAACCAAGGCTTCCTGTGGGCTTCCCAGCTAAGATACTTCTCAGCGATACCCTTCGCCATAGGATCTACACCAGCAATTACTTCGTCTAGTTCTAATGTACGGCCAGCCATATTTTAAGCTCCATTCAGGCGTAGGCGACACCGCCGAAGCGGCCATTGAATTCAATTATGTTGTCGTTGCTTGTTCCTACCGTACGAGCAGGAGGAACAGCTATCTCGATTGCATCAGCCACGGCGTTCTTGACATCATCGTGGGGCGGGTGTTCTAGTACCAACTCGTCTTCTAGAGTCTGACAGTGACCGCCTCTATAGTGCCAAACAGAAAGGTTATCATAGCGAGGCTCTAGAATTGCGCGCAGTCTTTCTTCTTTAGAGCCGAGAGCACGAGTGGGAGAATGTTCCTCGATAGAAAGCATTAAACCATTAGGAACGATGTAACTATTCTTGAGCTCTTTTACGATTGCCTTCTGTGCAGCAGTACACTCTGCTCTCATCTTACGGAAGTCCCATTTGATATGTAGTCGAAGAATGGCATCATAGTAGTCTTTAATTTTCGCATCAGTTTTGAAACGATCTATATCAAGGACGAAGATCTGTCCTTGCGAAGAAATTCCAACCACCGCAATTGCTGTGTAGTCAGCCCGTTTTGTAAGACTAAACGCGAAGTCAATAGCTGCGAAAACATTGATTCTTTCCCCCTTACAAAACCATTTTCCATTAGATTGGTGGAGGTGTTTGGGATCGTAGTATTGGAAAAGGGCGGCACTGATTCCGGTTCCATCTTCAGAGTTGGGGTTGTTGTAGTATTGAGCGCGGAACTGAGTGCGGTTAAGGTACTTGGCACGTTTCTTAGCGAGGATCTTACGATCAAAGCCGAACCATTTCCCGTCGCTACGCTGCTGACGGGGCCACAGGAACTGCCCAGTCCCATCACCCTCGTCCTCAACTTCCCGTTCCAGCTTCTCATAGACAGGCTCCCAGCCTATAATCTCACCGCCTTCGTTGTACTGCTCTTCCTCCATCTCCATTAAATCGTTGTATAGGTCCTTGGGGTGGTACCTTGTACCTACTACCCACTCTTGGCTTCCTTCTGATTCACTTCCATCTCCTGTCCCCTCGATCGAAGAGAGGAGAGAGTATTGATCTTTGACCTTCTCTCGGCCATCGTTGGTGTAGGCGTTCTCTTGAACCACGACATCATCGAGGACAGCAACATCACAATGAAGGCCAGTAATGCTAGTAGTAAGACCAGCGGTGAAGACCGTAGGATCTCGAACACCTTCCTCTGCACGTTTCGGATGGTCCACTGAGATTTCGCTGTTCGTCCACTTCTCCCGCTTCTCGATACTATCATTAATCATCTCTGGCCAGTAGCGCTTATAGATCTTACTAGTAAGGATGTCCTTGACGAACTTGAGTTGTTTCTCCGCTAGATTAGCTGTACTAGAAATATACAGGATGCGATGCTCTGGATGCTTCGTAATATACCACGCTACCCTGTAACCCACTAGCCGAGACTTCTGGTGATCCCGGGGGAAGAGGACTAGCTGATGTGACTTTGCCTCTTGTCTTGTCCACCAGTCACAGGCTTCTACGTGGATAGCTCCTAAGATAGTTCGTGGCGCTATCAGCTTTATAAAGGTGACTAGGTCTGACTCGGCTGCGGCACGGATCTCCGCTATACGCTCTTTCTTAGTAGACACTACAGAGTCGCTTCCAAATTCTTAACCACTAGCCTCTATCCTCTCTAGGTCTTCTTCGATAGCTTTTTCAATACTTGCTGTGATCTTAGCTTGTCGTTTAACTTCAGCCTTAGATGGTCTTCCGCGAGACTTCTCTTTCCACCCTGCGTCTGAGACGAACTTAGCAGCATTGTATTTTCCTTTACCACTCTTCGATTCCTCAATAATGATTTTGACCGCTTCCGAGCGCATCTTGATTTCAAGTTCTGCCCTCCAAGCGTTGACGTAGTCTTCCATCCAAGCTAGCTTAGATATGATTTGCCAGTGGTTCCATTCACCGAAAGCATCCATAGCGAACTGATACTCAGTGGGATCATTTGCATCGAGATAGAGTCGTTTTAAAGAAGGAAGTTCACCCTTGGGATCTTCATCCTTCAAAGTGTAAAGCGGACCATGCGAAGCCATCTTACCGTAAGCCATCTCACGGAATAACGACTGCGTACGGTACCGCCCCATCTTATCCTTTAAACGTCCCTTGTATTCAGGATGCTTAATCGGCATGAATGATAGCCCCTTGGAAGCGGTTACCGCCTATGTGATAGATATCGCACACGAAGAGAGTTTTAGAGTCATCGATAGCTTCGAGAAGAACCTCCATCTCAGCTATGACAACTTCCAAGGTGCCTTTCTTCGTAGAGACGTCTGTAGCTGCGATGCTAGCCATTAGACGTCTACCATCAAGCCGTGAGCTTCGAGAACGTCGAGAGTTGCAACTTCTTCGAGGCCGGGTCCATCAAAGTCACGGGATTCGCTACCCGCCAATAGTGTTGGGTTCGCCATTTGTAGAAATCTCCTTTGTGGGGGGTTCTTTAGAACCCCAATTGATACGGTTATAGCCTTTTCGATACACGTCATCCGAAGGGCGACTCCGGAGTGTATCTTGGTGAGGTAGTCCCGGCATATTAATAATAGCCGGTTTCTTGTCGTCGGGGAACTTCGTCACTCAAACCTACTTCCAGATATGCCAAAGCATCAGGAACATTATGGCCCAAGGCATCCATTTATGCATATGGTCGATCATTTCTTGCTGCTCCTTTAGAAGGCTTCTTACTTTGATATCTCCTTTGGCCTCTTAGATTGGTGGAGCAGGTGGGATTCGAACCCACGTTCATTAGGTTGAAATGCCCTATCGACTTCTCAAACGCTTAATGTCTTAGCCTCGTACTGCCCCAGTATTATAATAACTAGCCTCTCTAGCGGGGGTGTTAGGGATCCAAGACGGACGCCCCCCAGCAGGCTTTAGGTGGCTCTTTTCGTGGTCTTTGTACTCTTCAGCATTGAAACAGTACCCTTTGATGTTTGTGACGACTACGTTATTTGCTTTAAGAAGCATTATCATTCGGATAACTTCTCGGTCTAGGATGCTTTCACAGAAAGCCCTAGGGATCCAAATAATAGCGTCATTGGTCTCGTCCATTATTACAACATCCTGAGCCTCACCCTCAGTAAATTCTATGTGGAGAAGAAGGGTAACCCCACCTTCGTCTTGAAGTGCCTGAGACGCTGAAGAGGCCTTAGGCGCGGAAGACGTGTCCTTGGGGAGAGTAGTTGTTTTTACACAGCCAGCTAACAGAAGTCCTGTCAGGAGTGCTGCGACGAGCTTGCGGGGCATCGTATCCTCCTTCTCCTTTTTGATCCTCTACCACTAGTATACCATATTTGATTCCGGATGTCAAGTAAAAAGAGTTCAACAAGGGAGTTGACAAACAGACCGAAACGTGTTATTTTATTATTATAGTATATACTGTAGTGATAACATTGTTGGTTTAAAGTGATTGACAAGGAGTAGTAGTAGTGTTGTAAGCAATATTGATAGCTGTAATAATTTGCCCTGTTATTAAATTACCCGCCACCGGAATCAGCCCTGAAGGAATTTCTGCTAGTAATTTGGAAGGTGAGAGAAACAGAACAGCACGGCCCCATCCCCCCCTTATACCCCTACTGCAATTCAGAATCATTCGCAATTAGAATGATTTTAATGTGCAGTTGCAATTTCTGCTGGCTGGTACTTGTTGCGAATGCTTCTTAGTGTCATTCCAAACTGCACCCTTGGCTAGTTGCGAATGCTTCTTAGTGTCATTCCAAACTACAGCCCAGTTCAGGTTAGGACTTTGATCCTAAACATAGGATTGCCAACCAGCCCTCTAATTGCGAATAATTCTTATTATCATTCTAATCCACCCCCATCATACTTGGCATGGATATTGCATTAGCAAGAATCATGCCAACACCGCCCGCACGGCGCCGCAGAATATATCCCTAATCATAGGAACATAGCACCTATTTTAAATTAAATGTAGGTACATAATCCTATCACTCCTCCTTCTAGGACTGCTCTCCTAAAATGAGACTGGCTTCCTAGAATTGCCCGATTTAGGAATATGTACTTCTTGATTAGGACTATAGGGTATGCTATAATGCTGATACTGGAAATGGAGATAATTTTCCTAACGGGTGACTTTTGTCCTAATCTCTGGGGCTAGGTGTAAATCCCTAATATGGTAGGAGTACGTTCCCATGCGTTTAGGAAAACGCGAGCGCGCTCACGCCAGAGCCAAGGCCGCTGCACGAGTGATTGCGAAGTCACGGGTGCGCGAACCAGAGGGTAACTATGCCTCAATGTGGCATAGATTGCGCGGGGCTGGACGCCCTGTTGGCAAGCCTAAGGTTCTGTGGCATTGGAACTGGAAGTTCGCTCGGAGTGTACGATTAGGTAGAAATGCCTATACTCAGGAAGATATGCCTGAGTTTGGGACAGTAGACCTAAAAGTGCATCAAAGATAGGATTGGAGTCCTCGAAAGGGGACTCCTTTCCTACGCTAGGAACACGCTCCTAACTGAGCAGTGGTAGGCGTACTGCGTCCTGCAACGTGCGTGGCTTAAGCCGTGTCAAACCGTGGGAATACCGTGGTACGTCTACCACTACTCGGTTAGAGTAGCCAGAGAACTATGCAGTAGGTGTCACCGGACGCTAGTGTAAGGCGTTGGTGTGTCAATCCTATCAAGAGTGCCTAGCCGTAGCAAGTGCTGTCACAATGCTAAGTGAATGCCACAGTACGAGCGAGGTCAAGGGAGACTAGCAGAAGGTAAGCGTATAGCGAACCGTCGACTAGCTGGTAGCTCGGAAGGGCACATCATACCTCGGTAATGTTTGAGTACGGAGCCGTGGTCACTGGTGCCCCAATGACTACGTAACAGTGATGTCCTGCGCTGCATGGTGTCATATGCTCCGTCTTTGTGAAGTCAGAGGCGTGTCCTGCCTGTTCGAAAGGTAGGTATCGCTATGTCAAAGCAACTGACAACTGTCGAGCAGTTTAACAAGAAGCTGGTTAGCTTCGCGAAAGCTGTGAAGACAACGCAAAATGCTGCGCGTATGTGCAGTAACTTCGCCATTCTTCACTTCGAGAAGTGTGGTGATATCGGTCCTGCGCAGCGTTTCTATGACGTCCTGCGTAAGGAAGGCAATCGGAAGTTCTTGAAGCGTGACGGGTATTTGGTGTGGTTGTTCACCCATGCTCCTATCACCTTCGAGGAGAAGGATGGCAAGCGTGTTACGTCCACGCTGGTCAAGGATAAGAGTGCTGAAGCGGTCAAGTTCGATACGAAAACCGCTACTGCCACTCCGTACTGGATGTTCTCACAGGATCAGGACGAAGAGATTCCGTTCTCCGGTGAGGATGTCTGGAAGGAAGTCAACCGCATCGTCAACAAGTACAGCGGTGACAAGTACAGTGACAACGACAACACGGGTGACACTGCGGTCCGTCAGGTTAAGGATCTGGTGAAGAAACACGCACCCGAGTTGGTTGCCGCTTAATTGTAACGTAACCCTAGCAGGCAGGACACACCTGTGACCTCACAGCAACTGGTGCTCGTCATGCGAACACGCAAGCTATGTCGGTGCGTCACGCCTGTCGGCCTCTTGTCGCAACGCGCTATGCCTAGTAGTCGCGAGCTTAATACCCATCTAGTGAGGTCACACCTTTTTAGGGTGGACACCTTATATGTCCGATAACTAACGAGTCACACCAACTGGACGTCCACCCTCTTTTATCCCAAACCAGAAGGAGCTTATGTTATGTGTCGTGAACTCAATGACCTTATGTTGGGGTCCATCCTTACTGACATGCACGGCAAAGCTTTCAACTTTGCACCTGACCTTCCCGGTATAGTGTGGACGAACTGGATTGCTTTCAGAAGCAAGACGTTTCGGATGCCAGCTATCAAGTACAAGGGGAGA